AAAGCGGTCTTTTCTAAAAACAATTTTTCACAATCCAATAAAGTTGTAAGTCCTATATCTTTCCCTTTCTCTTTTACTTCCTCTTTCTCTTGTATGGCAGGGGCTACCTGACCCCCTATGGCAGGGGCTAACCTACTTAGAGGCTCTAAGGTTGTATCGCCTCTCTTTATTCTTTCGTTAAATCCGTTAATTTGCGAGTCGATTGAATGTTGTTGCGAAACATAGGCAAATTTAGCCATGCCTTTTAATTCGGTTTTCTTTCCCGTGAACTGCTCTAAAATTAAAGCATCGTAAAAAGCAAGCCTATCCTTGTCGTTTAATTCTTTGGCTACATCAAAGTAACTAGCAAAGAAGTTGAAAGCCTTTCTTGCCATTTATTTAACCCTTTCATTTAAGTTTATTTGGTTAAATATTTCTTTTGCCCTTTCTATGTCGCAACAACTCCAAGCCCAAACCCCAAAAGAGTTACTTCCTGGATATGAAATGCAATCAAATTGCTTATTATATCTGAATTTAAAAACCTCAAAATGAACACTTGAACCAGTATCTACTTTGTAAATAAACCCCTTTTCACTTTTGTTTAATTGGGTAAAGATAAACCCCTTTACTTCGCCTCTGCCAATAAAGTTTTCTTGTAATTCTTTCATATTTTTTTAATAAAAAAGGCCTTCAGCGTAGGAGTGCATCAGGCCTTATTAAGGTTTTTAATAAACCATTAGAACTCCTACCCTCTAATGGCTTTCGAATACAAATATAATTAAAATAAGCTAACTTGTGTCTTTAAAAGTTCAGCAGATTTAACATTTTTTTCCGCCACATCGTAGTAGCTTGTTTTTAACTCAAATCCGATTCCTTTTCTATCAAGTTCAATTGCCTTATAAACTTCGCTTCCTACTCCCATAAAAGGGGTTAAAACAGTATCGCCTTTGTTACTCCATAAAACTACTGCCCTTTCAATTGTAGGTAGTTGTAATGGGCAAATGTGCTTTTCATCTCTTTCATCTCTTGCGCTTGTAAAGTTTAAAGTATCACCATAATCAATATCCATCCAAACAGGGGATGCGTACTTTTGCCAAGTATCTACATTAATTTCACATTTAACTGGATGCTCATGTTCGCCTGGCTTTCTGAATACCATTAGATAATCAGGTATACCAACCCTTGACATTGCAGCATCTTTTTTAACTTGCTTATGAAGTAATCCTAATGCCTTAGTTCTTTGCATTTCAACAACTGGGTCTTTCCAAATAGTAACTCTCGAATGATAAATAAACCCTGCATCCTCAAATACTTTATGTATTAACCCGCTAAAATCCCTTAAACCGATATATCCCTCCTTACCTTTTTGAATTGGTAAATCCATACAATGAACTGCCACATTTCTACCTGACCACATAACTCGAAATAACTCTTTTACTAAAAAAGTAAATGCTATTTCAAACTCTTTTTGAGTTGCAGAATTTCCCATATCTTCCAATTCATCTGAATAGGTATAAAGGGATGCAAAAGGAGGGCTAAATACGGATAACCCTATTGAGTTATCCTCAACTTTTTTAATCATTTCTACGCAATCACCCAACATAATATGGCAATTGTCTGATTTGTACTCTTTAAATTCTCTCACTTTTTTAGTTTTTAATGTGTTGTTTAAGTTTTTATTTACCGCTATTCCCATTTGTTTTTGCATTTCTTCAAATTGGGCTTGTTTTGTTTTAATAGAGTTAACTACATTTTGCATCGTATCAGTTGTAATTAGATAGATATTAACATGGTTATCTTGACCGAACCTATAAGACCTTCTAATGGCTTGATATAACCCCTCAAAACTAAAATCTAAGGATGCAAATATTTGATTATGGCAATTTTGATAATTCAATCCGAATTGGGCTATTTTTGCTTTGGTGATTAAAACCCTAAATTCATTATTACCAAACCCTAAAAGCATCTTTTCTTTATATTCTGGAGAATCCGACCCTTTAACCTCAATCGCCTCAGGGATTAATTTTCGTAAATATTCGCCTTCTTCATTTTGTTTGATCCAAATAATAAAGTTTTCTTTTGAGTTATTGACAATTTCTAAAACGTTTTCAAGTCTCTCAATTTTAGTCAATCTTAATTCCTGATTAAATTCAGTTGCAGAAATAGCCACGTCGTTAAATAAACTGCCATTATCCCTTTGGTTAGTGATTACTTGCTTTTCGATTAAGTTTAAATCGGGCAAATCATAGCCTTTTGCGCTAAATCCAATATCTGATGGCTTAGCAAGCATTACAGCCCATTGGCTTACCCACTCCCAAAATAATACTTCACAATGGCCTTTTATTCTCCATTTAGCCGTTTCGCCTCCATCATGTACAAAGTACATAGCTAACATTTCAGAACGTGTCATAGTATTTAAAAACTCGCTATGATTGCCTAGTTCCATTGGGTCGTTCGGGGATGGTGTTGCAGTACAAGCTAATTTATACTGAGTTTCTAAAAATCTACTTATTACAAGTGATTTGGTAGCACCCTCATAATTCTTTAAAATACTGCTTTCATCTAATACAACCCCACTAAATAAGCTGCAATCAATGTTTTCAAGTTGTTCGTAGTTTGAAATATAAATCCCTTTTAAATTAGCGTTATATTGCCAACGTAAAACAGATATTCCAAATCTCTCACCCTCTTTAATTGTTTGGCCTGCCACCGCTAAAGGGCAAAGGATTAAAACGGGTTGGCCAGTGTGTTTTACTACTTGATTAGCCCATTCAAGTTGCTGAAAAGTCTTACCAAGCCCGCAATCTTGGAATAGCGCAAATTTACCTTGCCTTAAAGCCCTCTGTACGCAATATTTTTGAAAATCAAATAGCATAGGGTGCAAATCTGAAAGCTCTACATGGAAACCGCTAGGCTTGATAGTCTTTGTTTTAGCTTGTAAAAATTCTTGGTATGTTGTTGTCATGTTGTTTAATAAATTCCTATTGTTAAATTATATTCTTTTCTCAATCTCACTCTTTCATCAGTTGGCCTAATTTGATACTCCAAACCTTTATTAATTGCGCTTGCTTTTTTAATTGCCGTTTTTAAGTCTTTAATACTTAATTTAACGTCTTTAAATTGAATCGGCAAGTCAAGTATAAAGAAATAAATATCTTCGCCATAAACCTCTTTTAAACCTTTTGTATATCCTTGGTTGTTTCCCGACTTATACATATTATCTGCTACACTTTGCCCATGTACGTTCCAAAGATTGAATCGAATTGAGCCTTGTGTAGAAGTCGGATAGAAGTGTCCTGCTTGGTTAGTTTCTTTAAATTCTCTACCAGAACTTATGCAAGGTTGGCCATAGTCAATTTTTCGGCAAATCATGTTTATGTGATATTGGAGTTCTTTCCGGAAGTCGCTAATGGTTTTGACTGATTCTTTGAGTTTCTTTTTTTGGTCCGCATCTTTCTTTTTTTGGTTGGACCTAAAAACTTGCCTTACCTTTTTTATACTGCAATCCACGCATCTAGGTTGAATTACGTTAATCGGTTCAAATAGTTGTTTGCAGTCTTTACATTTTTTAGCTTTCATTTACACCTCCTTTACAAATTCATCAATAATTTCCAAACTCTCAAAACATTTCTCCTCCAACTCCCTAAAATGCTTTTCATTAAAGCTAGGGTCTGCTATTAAAGTATGGTCTATTACCTTAGTGAAGTAGCTTAGTTTAGGTTTTACTTCCTTAACTAAATCTATAAACTCCTTATTTTTGATTTTAGATTTAAACTCCATTATCATTTTAAGGCTTTCATTTGCTGATTTAATTTGAATGTAAGCTAGTAATAAGTTTTGGCTTAATATTCTCTCGGTCATGCTCTTTGTTCTCCCCTAACATAAACATAAGGATTTGCACTTGTAATTTTAGGCACATTTGAAACTTTGCGAAGTCTGTTGATAACTTCCATGTAATTAGTTTCGATAGCATTTTCAATTTGCTTAACCCCATGAATTATAGTGGTGCGGTCTTTTCCTATGATTATCGCCATTTCTCTTTGAGTGAATCTGCTTTCTCTAGTTAAAAGATACATCGCTAATTGCCTCCATAAAACTACATCAAATGTTCGGCCTCCTTTAAAAATTTGATTTCGAGTTAATCCGCTTGCGTTTTCAATCTTCATTACAATCGTTTCAAATACTTGTTCAATTGTTAAATCTAGGGTATCGCTAACCCTTACATAGAATCCGTTTTTGTTTATTAGTGTTGTCATTAGTTAACCCTCCATGCTGAAATATCTGTGTACCATTTACCATTACTTTCTCTCGATTCGGCATTGCATTCTAAACTAACAACTTCACCTAGTCGCTTACTTGCAATCTCGCTAATTAAAGCCTCTTTCATAATCGTGATGGCTATCTTTTTAGGATATTGACCGTCTGTTTCGATAATAGCTTGGCATTTTACCCAATCTTTACCCGCTTTTGATGTTCCGTTTTCAGGTGTTGTTACCTGAATTAATTTACCTTGAATTTGCATAATTTTATTAATTTATCTATTTTCTGAATCTTTGTTTTTGGTTTTAGTTTCTTTGGCCCTTTTACTTTTGTTCCTAGTGGTTGGTTTGGTTTAACTTTCATTGAATATAGTTTTTAAAAATGACCTAGCATCTTTTACTCTAGAATACATGAAGTCGGTTTTAGCTTTATCCCTTAAATATTCAAATCTAAATACCTTATCCTTTTTTGGGATGTGAACAAAGTTATCAATTTGCTTTTTTACTTTATCTAAATCAATAGGAGCCATTTCTAGGAATCTGTGAAAGTTATCTTTATCAAACATTGCATTTATAACCATTCTAATTGCTATAAAATCAGGCAAATCTCCATTATAAGGGAAAGAAGCAGATTCCAATTGTTTTAATAGCATTTCATCAGGCATATCAGTTAAACAAAAGATAATACTAGATTTAGGCTTATCCCACAACTCCATGTAACCCCTCATATTCCATTCATAGTTAGTCTTAGCGTTTACTTTAGCCTCAGCAAATGTAAACCTATCCCAACAACATTTAACATCAGGAATCTCATCATCCGCCTCAATATCGCACTCACCAGTTAAATACTCATTGGTAAGCCTAGTTTCGTTTTTTTTGTAATTAGTGCCATATACTTCATTTACTAATTCAATGGCCCCTAATTCGTTGGTAATGCCTTTTTCTAGGTACTTAGATTTGATTTCCTTAGTTCTGCCCTCAAATTGTTCAATGTAAGAATAGATAGCCCTTTTTTGGCCAGTAACTCCTAATCCCGTTTTGCCCATTAGTTCACCAACTGCCGAGCATCTAAATATTAAGTTATCTATCATTGCGCTCTTTTGTTTAAAAGCCTAATAACTCGCATTGATTCTTTGTTTACCGTTTCTCTTTTAATGGTTACTATTACTTTTTTATCAACCCATCCTTCAATTTCGGGGCCGTGTAATATTTCTACCATTTTAGCATTGATTACATTTAAAACAATTCCTTTTGGTGAAGAGTTGGTATAGATAACGGGCCTAAAGTCGTTTCCTCCGTTTCTGCTCGGTATTTCTTCCCTTTTTACACTATTGATTAAAAATGTGTATTCTTTGTTTTCTTCAAAATCCCAGGAACCTAAGTATTTTTCATTTCGTAGTTTTCGCCAATGAGTGCCTTTTTTTGTCGGTTCGTTTTTTGTTTCTTCGGGTTGAGTTGCGTCTGTCATGTTGTTGTTTAGTTAATATTGTGTTCGTGTGGTTCGGTCAAATGTTCGCCAATTATTTCAATTGGTTTATTCGGGTCTGCAACTATTTTGAACATACTCTTTGTAGCCTGCTCACTTGCTTCAATCTTAGCTAGTAGAATAGTTGTTTCAAAGTAGTTTCTTAGCCAAGCAGATGAGATTTTACAACCATTAAAAATGATTTCTGCCAGTGCTTTATCTACGTGCTTTTCTAGTTCAGTTTTGTCGGTCATTTTAATATTCTTGTTTTTTATCGAAGTAATCATTAATAAACGTTTTTTTCGTTTCTTCCCAAATCTCATCAAAGTTTATTGAAAGTCCCATTAATTCTGCTTGTATTTTTAAAACGTCAATCTCAACTCGCTCGGTGCAAATGTTGGCCTTTTCAATTAAGTCTGCCGTTACATAGTTAACTAAGTGCTGACATTGTTCTGCGGATATTGCCATTAGTGCCATAGTTAGTTAAAATTAAAAGTGTTCATGTGATGATACCTAGCGTTTAACTTTTCAGTTTGCCAAGTAAATAGCCTAAATGCTTGTTTTGATTTAGCAACATTTTTTTCTTTGATAGCGATTTCACGTAGCCTTAAAATTCGCTCTAATCTTAGCACACCATAATCTATTATAGTGTTTTGCTTGTTCTCGGTTTGTCTGAAGAAGATTGCCATAATTATAATTTACTTAAATTAATTGCTAAATCAATGTAAATTCCGTATTCCTTAATTTGTTTTTCTGAGTATGAATTTTCACGGCCAATTTTCTCAAAGTTTTCTTTCCAATATTCAAACGTAAAACAATTACAACCTATTTGTAAATATCCTTTTTTACGTTCGGTTATGAAATGTTGTGAACCTTGCAATTGCAAAGGTGAAGATTCCCAAGCATTGCCTGAAACCCAAGCATTGCCTGAAACCCGAGCATTGCCTGAAACCCGAGCATTGCCATAAACCCAAGCATTGCCATAAACCCAAGCATTGCCTGAAACCCGAGCATTGCCTGAAACCCGAGCATTGCCATAAACCTGAGCATTGCCTGAAACCCAAGCATCGCCTTGTAGGTTATCCTCTTTCTCAACCCATCCGCCTAAATCGCCTTTGTTACCCCATTTACAATCAATGGTTAATTCAATTTGGAATAATTTTACTCCAAAGATTGTAGTTTTTGTGTTGGTTGTTAGTTTAAAGTGTTTCATTACTTTGACTCCTTTGCTAATTGGTTTTTAATTGATTGATTCACAAAGTCGCTTATATTAGCGTACTTGCTAGGTTTGTTAGCTAGTCTTGCCTTAGCTAAAATCATTTGAATCTGTGGGCCTAAATCGGCATCCACGATAAAGGTCTGCGCCTTTTTGGTTGTTGGTATTGTCATTTTAGTTTGTTGGTTTAATTTCTGTCCATTCAAATTGGCTTCCAAATATTGAAGTTGATTTTATTGTTTGTTCTTCTATTTTAATTATTTTGTAATAAATTTCTCTTGGGCCATATCCAAAATTAGTTTTAACTTCATAAGGTTTATAAGTGTCGTTTTTTGTATTTAAAATTGTATGAGGATTATCGGGAAAATCCGAATAGTTTTTATTAAAAGAAATTTCATTTAATATCCATTCATCACCACCTAAACATCTACCTTTTGCAATTGGGAATACTAAATCGCCATTTTTAAGATTATCATTTGATAATGTATATCTTTTGGCTTTATAATGAGTTTCAATTTTCATAATTCTTTACCATTTAAATCGTAAACACTATACCCTAAATACTTGTATAGTGCAATTTTAAAATCTCTATCAAATGGCTCGCCAATTTTAGATAAGATAGTTACTATACTATCGGTTCGGCCTTGTTTAAATATCTTAAATTCTGCTTTCATATTAATTGTTCTCATTATTAATATCTTCTAAAACATCGCTTACGTGACTCATTGAATTGATAAGCAAATTATAATTACTAGAATATCTAATAAAATCATATTTTACACCTAGTTTATTAATTCTTTCAGATATTGCTTTTAATTCTTTAACATCTTGCTCTAATTGTCTTTTTTCTGTGGTTGTCATTTTTGTTACTGATTTGGTAGGACAAAAGTAATATCATTCCCGACAATAAAAAATAAATATTAAAATAAATACGGCACAAAACCATAAGTGTTTAATTATCAACCTAATAAAATTTTAAATTAAAATAAAATAGCCAATAAACTAGCTGCAATTATCACTTGATAAGCTATAATTTCTACTCTTTGCCTCCTTATTTGCTTCTTTTGTGCATCAATAAGTAGGTTTGAATCTATCAATTGTTGCGAGCGGAGGTCGAATTGATATTGTAGAATTTCTATTTTTCTATCCTTAGTGCCTATCAAAGCTGTGTTGTTGCTGTCTTTCGATTCCATGTAATCTAGTTTAAGGAATACTTTATTTAATACCCTCACTTGATTTGAATCGAGCAATATTTGAGAGTAGCAAGTTAGTGTTGCTATCATTAGAAATCCTATCAATAAATACTTTTTGGCTATCATAGACTATTTTCCTTTCAATTATTCTAGTGGTTATAAATTGCTCGTGAATCGTTAATGAATCTTTGATGACTTGTAGGCTATCAATCTTTTCTTGATTGTGGTCGGTTGTTATTGGCTTTGGTTGTCTTAAAGTCCACCAAATAAGGCCCGCAAACATAGATACTAAAACTATTTCAATTAGGTACTTTCTCATCACGTTTAGTTATTACACATGGTTCACCGATTACTTTCTTTGCATCAAATGACTGGAATACTTCGCCATTTTTATAAGTGTTCCACGAACTGTAAATTACCATTTGACAATTCACATAGGTTGTATCTGACCGGTAATCGCCTATTGTTTCGGTTGGTTTAATTGACTCGGATTTAGTGCAACCGATTGCTATAAATAATAATGGGAAAAATGGTGTTTTCATAATTGTTAAACAAAGTTAAAATTTTTTTGCATATTCCCAACTATATCCATATGCTGTTTTTCTTTTCCCAATACACACATCGCCAATATGAGTAAAAGTGCTTACATTAATATAAATAGAGGCATATTTAGCATTCGCAAATGTAATAAAACCCAATCCATCAACAATCAATGTAACTGGCTTGTTTCTTTCATTACTAAATCCAAAAGGCATTGGCTTTACTCTTGTACCTTTTCTCCATAATCCTGTTTTTACAGAATGAATAGCGTTTTCTTTTAACGTGCACCACTCTAAGTTAGTAATGTTGTTGTTTAGTTTATTCCCGTCTTTATGATTTATAAAATCTTTCCCATCTATTAATGGAATAAAAGTTTCAGCAACTAACCTATGAACTAATACACTTTTTCTAATGTAGTTACTACCATACTTGACTTGCTTATATCCTCTTTTTTTGCAAGTCAAACTAGTTTTACACATAGTCTCTTTTCTTGTTGATATCCCTCCTTGCCAATGCTTTTGTTCTTTAGCTTTCCTTATCACATTACCATAAGTACTAACTATTAAAAACGACTCGTGCCCCTTTGCAGGCAACCATAATTCTTCCATAAAATAAAAAATGCCATCAGGGTCGTGGTCCGTCAGGCAATTTTTAAAATGTCTTTAATAAATTTGAATACCCACGACAAATATTCAATACAAATATACTATTTTGAAACGTAATAACAAACATTAAAAACAATTCCCCAACAAAACCAAACCAACAGAGAATACCAAGTAATGCCAAATATTGCAACAACAAAACAAGCTATCATTAGGGTTTTTGCCGTGTGGAATAAATCTAAAAATATTACCAAAAAATCTTGTGCAATTAGTTTAGATAGCCAAAGGGGAATGTATTTATTAAGCCATTCGGTAAAGATATATTTTACTTTCCAACCATCACGGCTAAAGTATAAACCATACTTTGCATATGAATCATGAGCCATTACATTATCCATAATAGCAGAAAATATGCAAGTTAAAATTATTAATATGTAGGTCATTTGTTTTTCCCTCTCTTATTATATGGCCTTGATTGGTGATTTTCCTGAACTATCTGAACAAGTCTTTTACGTTCTTGGTCGGCTTTTTTAATGCCCGCCTTTTGTTCATCACTAAGTGGTTTAAGTTCTCCTACTTTCATACACCAAAATAATGATTTGCCTCTTTTTCTCTACGAATTACCAAACCCTTAACTGGTCGGCCGCCTGCATTTATCCACTTAGAAAACTCGCCTTTGATAGCTTTATTACTTGGGTCTGCATTAACCGTTTTTAAAAGTGTTGAACCTTTCAAAGCCGTTGCACCTAGATTGTAAGCAAACGAAACCAAAGCATTAAATTGATTTTGGTTTAGCGCATCTGTTGCCATTGCATCTACTGCCAATTCAAAACTAGCAACGTCATTAGTAAAGTAATAGTCTGCTTGTTCTTTGGTGCATACATCGCCTAATTTAACCTTGCTGCCATTTGGGTAACGAATAGTACCATATCCAATAGTAGGAACTCCTGCGCTACATAAATAGGCTTTTAATTTTAACCCCTCAAATTGTTTGATGAGGTCT